CTATCGGAAACGTTAGTGAAGAACTCGGTTAATAGCCGAACCCAATGGTAATAATGTCAAAGAATTGGGCAATCCGCAGTGTTACTCTCTAAAGTCGTTTGGTAGACTATGGGAGGCATTCAGAGACTGAACGGGTGTTGGTTCATAATGATGGTTTAGCCAACCGGAATGAGCTTAAGATACAGTCCGACGTCATTGGAAACTCTGACGACTTATCGTTTGACGGCGATGAAATGAATTTACATATGCCTCAGGACCCGGAATCTGAGTCAGAATTAAAAAATTTAGCGGCAGTGCCATATCAAATTATTAGCCCTGCTAACAACGCAGCAATTATAGGTATTTACCAAGATTCAATGCTTGGTTCATATCGGTTTACCAGAGAAGGGATTGATTTTACACAAAAAGACGCGATGAACTTATTAATGATGTTTAATCGTGTCAATACTGACGCTCTCAAAAGAAATAGAAATGACAAAGTATCTAATTTTGAAATATTATCTCAGATTTTACCGCCTTTATCATTGAAGGTTAAAAACAAACAATATGACGGAGATAAAGAACAATCAGGTACTTCTAACAATATTATTGAAATTATTGATGGAAAATATATTCGTGGTCAAATGGACAAAGGTATCTTAGGTTCTGGAACCAAAGGTCTAATCCATAGAGTATGTAATGACTTCGGTAATATGGCTTCTGCACAATTTATTGATGACTTACAAAATATTGTTACAGAATATATGAAACAAAGCGCTTTCAGTGTTGGTATAAGTGATTTAATTACTGACAACAAAACAAATGAAAAAATTGTTACTATTATTACCGATAAAAAAACTGATGTTAAAAATCTCATTGACCAAGTCCAAATTGGTGTTTTCGAAAATAATTCTGGTAAGACTAACGAAGAAGAATTCGAAACCAAAGTCAATAATATTCTTAGTAAAGCTCAAAATGATGCTGGTCGAGAAGCTCTTAAGAATTTGAGTATAGACAATCGTTTCGTTGTTATGTTTAATTCTGGTTCCAAAGGTTCTGAAATTAACATTCAACAAATGACTGCTTGTTTAGGTCAACAGAATGTTGATGGCAAACGTATTCCTTACGGATTTGAACACAGAACACTTCCTCATTTCACTAAATACGATGATTCTGCTGTTGCTCGTGGATTTGTTGAAAGTTCTTATATAAATGGTCTATCTCCACAAGAATTATTCTTCCACGCTATGGGTGGTCGTATTGGTTTGATTGATACTGCCGTAAAGACTTCTACAACTGGTTATATCCAAAGAAGATTAATTAAGGGTCTTGAGGATTTGATGGTTAACTACGATATGACAATCAGAACTAATAAGAATAAGGTTGTTCAATTCTCATATGGCGATGACTCTATCGATACAGTAAAAGTTGAAAATCAAGACCTTCCAATTGTAGAGATGAGTGTCCAGGATATTTACTCTCACTATGCCATAATAGATGATAAAACCAAATCGAAAAAGTTATCTAGTATGTTTGTTAAGAGTGCTTATACACGTCAAAAGAAACAAGAAGAAGAAGTAAATGAAAAATGCGAGTTTTACATTAATTACATAATTGACAAGAGAAACGAAATTGTGAAAAATGTATTTAACAATAAGTCTGATAAAGTAGTAAGAGTTCCTGTTGCATTTGCTTATATTATTCAAAATATTATTGGACAACAGGGTATAAACAGTAATTCTCTTGTTGATATCACTATGCTAGAAGCTTTTGAAATGATTGAAAATAATTACAGCAAACTTGAGAAAATTGTATTTGCTGCCCCAACTGAATTATTCAAGGTTCTATATTATTATTATTTATCACCGAAAGATTTACTTATTAATAAGAGATTCAATAAAAATGCACTCATTATCCTTCTAGAAACAATTATATTGTCTTACAAAAGAGCTATTGTTGCTCCAGGAGAAATGGTTGGTATGATTGCCGCGCAAAGTATTGGAGAACCGACAACACAGATGACGCTGAACACTTTCCATTTTGCCGGTGTAGCGTCTAAATCCAATGTAACTCGTGGTGTTCCAAGAATTGAAGAATTATTGTCTTTATCTAATTCTATTAAAAATCCTTCTCTAACTATATATTTAAAGTCTGATGAGCAAAGCGATAAAGATAAGGCTAGCACTATTCAATATATGATTGAACACACTAAACTAGAAGAAATAGTAAAGAGTGTAGAAATCTGTTTCGACCCAGATGACCTTAATACAATGATCTCTCAAGATAAATTAACTATGTCAGAATATCGAGAATTTGAAAGTTTAATTGATGAATGTCTAGGTCAAGACGTTTCAAAAGACCAAACCGAAAAATCAAAATGGATTATTCGAATGGAAATGGACCCCGAGGTTATGTTGGAAAAGAATATAACTATGGATGATGTTAATTTCACACTAAATAACACATATAAAGAAGAATTATCGTGTGTTTATTCTGATTATAATTCGGATAAACTAGTGTTTAGAATTCGTATAAACAATATCTTAAAGAATTCAACAGGTAAAAACAGTAAGAAGAAAAATGTAAACCCATTAGACCAATCAGACCAAATATATATCTTGAAAAATTTCCAAGACCAATTATTGAATGGAATTGTATTGCGTGGAGTTAAACACATTAATAAAGTTATTCTTAGAAAGGTAAAGGATAACTTGGTAGAAAAAGGCGGAGCATACAAAAAGGAAGATATTTGGGTTCTCGATACTATTGGAACAAATCTATTGGATGTTTTGGGTTTAGATTATATTGACTCAAACAAGACAATAAGCAATGATGTAATGGAAATATTTGATGTTTTGGGAATGGAAGCAGCCAGACAATGCATTTACAATGAATTGTCAGAAGTATTAGAATTCGATGGTGCTTATGTAAATGCACATCATATGGGTTTATTATGTGACAGAATGACATTTACAGAGAAATTGATATCGATTTTCAGACACGGTATTAATAATGATGATATTGGTCCTATTGCAAAGGCATCCTTTGAGGAAACTCCTGAGATGTTCTTGAAAGCAGCAAGACACGCTGAATTAGATTCGATGAGAGGTATTTCAGCAAATGTTATGTGTGGACAAGAGGGTTTATTCGGAACTGCATCATTCCAAGTAGTATTAGATATTAACGAAATGATTAACCTAGAAGAAAAGTATAAATATGAATATGCTGATAAAGATGAACTAATAAATGAGGGGCTATTTGGAGGAATTGAGGACCAAACCGATATTTGTAGCACCCAAAACTTACAAATCCAAACAAATGTTAGCAATATTCAATCAGAGGAATTGGGAGATGAAAACACTTATGACCCATTCGCTTAAATTATGTGTTTTATAAAGTATATAGTGTATAAAGTATATAGTGTATAAAGTATATAGTGTATAATAAAAATTATAATATATTAAAAGTTGTATTTAAAATTATAGTAGTAATTTAATAAATAATGAAAACTTTTTTTAATATATTACAGACAATAATAAACCAAAAAAATAAAAGTTATCCTGATGAGAATTTCAGTGGTCCGGAATCTCATCGAAGTGAAGAACAGTTACATATAGGATGTTTAATATATAACATTTTTTATGAAGTGAAAAAGAATAAATACATGGATAAACACAAAAATAATGCGCATTCTAAGTTAGGTTCTTTAAATCATTTTTTAGATAATTCTTTTTCCACAAAAGAACTTAAAGAAAAACTATTCGACATTTTTTCCGAAGCTCAAAAATATTATTTTGCATTTTCCAGATTAGCCCACATATATAAAATGAAAAAATACCCCACTGTTGTTTCCGATGACCTAATGCTTAATTCACTTGACATTAATCATAAAAATACTTTTATCCTTATTGATAATAAATCCAAATATTTGTTCAGCTTGAATGACCTTGTTTCTATTATTGAAACTGCTATAGGAAACTCACCAAACTTCTTTTCTGAACCTTTATCCCCCAATAATCCATACAATAAACAACCATTTACCGATGCAACTCTTTATAATATTTATTTTAAAATGAAACATTCTGGCAGACTAATTTCCACTTTATTTCACTTCTTTTTTCTTGAAGAATTCAACCGAAATAACTTTTCTGAACATTACGAACCTTATATTAGAGAAAATGCCATACAAAAATACACATTTAACTCTCATCACGTTACATTATATACAGGTGTTTTGGCTATGCTTAGAAGTAATCCTTATACGAAGTTATATTCTATTCATAAAGATTTTCCTAAGGAGACATTAGTTGACATTTTTAGACCTTTTTTGTTCTATTATTATATTCATAATTATGACATCAAAGGCACTTCAAAAATATATAACTATAAACAAATTTTATACTTTAAACTTAGAAAATTTTACGAATATAATAAAGTATTTGGGAGACGAATTATCAAAATAACTCGAAATTCAAATAAAACCGTTAAAAAAGAATATACATTTAATACTAATCATATTTCCTTTCATAAAATAAATTCAAATAATCGTTTCTCTTCGCATTCCGATGAATTACTTGTTACTAGAATTAATACTACATTAAATTTATCAATAAATAACAATATATTTAATATGGTTAATAATGCTCTTGATTCAGATAACGATACTTCAGATGATGATACTACAATAAATTCCCACCACAATGATATTGAAGAGATAAATAACCAATTACAAACATTAAGTCTAGATACCAATACTAACAATCAGACCAATACTAACAATGGTTATGATAATAATGGTTATGATGAAGATATTGATACTGATGATGAACAAAATGATAATGGTTCAATTAGTTAATTTTAATGTATTTCTAAAGGTCCGTCTTTTATATCTATATTTTCATCTAATAAACGTTTCCTTCTTGTTCCCTTTTTGCCTGGGGGATTTGCTATTAGTTTTTTCTCCCTTTGTTTTCTAGTTGTTTTCTTCTTTACGGGTATTATTTCCAGTTTTTCTTCAGGAAATATTATATTATCCAATACAAATTCCTCTTGGTTCTGTTCCGGCATCTCAATAGCCTCCTCTGCTTCTTGTAAAACTAATTTAGGTTCTATTTTTTTACCCTTTAGCTTCTTTCTTTTCTTCGGAATTATTTCCATTTGCTCATCGTCTTCAATTACTTCTACTGGAGCACTAGCAATTTCAAATTCTATTTCTCTTATTCCTTTTTGTCTTGGATTATAATTTGTTTTAATATCCTTTTCAAACACAACATCTATATAATCCTCAATCGAATAATAACTATCTAATGCATTTTGGATATTTGTTAAACATTCCCCGACGTTTCCTGCTTTATTTATTTCCTTTAAATTTATTTTTGTCTCTTCTTTATCATTTATTATTATACTGTATTCTGGAACTTTATTATTACTTCTTCTATACATAGCTGGTGTCACTATAAAAACATATTCATTACTGTTATTTGTATAACAAACAAACTCCTTTAAATTAAAACGCGTTTCAGGTATATTCTTACTTGATATAAATATCGAGGGTATTTCATATCTAACTAACAATAACCACAAATCAAAATTTACAGCAGTAAAACCAGAATTCATAATCATTTGTTCAAAATTCATTGTTTCATCTTGTAACTGGTTTGCATCAAATTGCGATTCATCCCTTAAAATATCTATTATCTTTGATTCTCTATCCTTATTTTTAAAATTATCTGTTAGTTTACTGTATTCATCTATTAGGTCATCTTTTACATCTTCTACTGTTATTTTTTTATTTTTGAATTCATTGACTAAATCAATTATTAAATATAACGAACAGTAATTTGACCCAGCATATAACACCTCTTTATAATCATCCGGGAAACATTTTTTCCAATAAATTGATGATATAACATGTGGACTAGATTTTACACAATCTCTTACGTGATATGGATTTATTACTTCATCTAATTCTATTTCCTTTTTATATGCCTGCGTTAGAATTGGCTCCGCTGTATCAAATGTATTATATTTGGCATAACGATTTATTTCTGATGGAACTAAGTTTTCAAAAAATTCCTGATTCAACAAATCCTGCAAAACTATTATCTCGTCATCACGTAAATTATATTTAACTTGTCCAAACGACAAATATGCCTGTGGCTTAAAAATAAATGACTTTATTCTATTGTATCTAATAAGCTCATCTGCCATTTTACCATAATAATAGGTTTCATTATCAGTGCCATTTACCAAATTTTCTTTAGGCAATACTAACTGACATTTATCACCAGTTATTCTACATATAGAACCCTTTATTTGACATTTTTCCTTACTTTGTGATATGCAAGTATGTAACTCACTCTCGTTTATAGCTGTGTAATTATAAGGCAATTTCGTTTCTGAAGCAAATACTATACTACTATTTTTATTAACTAAATCACGCAACATTTGTATTACTGTATCCAATTGGTTCTTATATAACGTATAACGTTTTGCACATTCATCCTTTATTTCTTCTCTTTTATCACTATTTGAA